TCGCGTCTTCATGTATAAAGAAGCCACTCCATCCAATACAAATAACAATTACTTTGATTTAAATTTTTCAGGTCCGATTTATCAGAGTTCTTCCGATTCATTTGTACTCTCAACAAATGCTTTTTTAGTGGGTGGCATTGAACATTATTTTAGAGATTTTGTGGTTGAAGGATCATACAATAGAAAAATATTCATGTGTAAGCTTGTAAACGGAACTGTTGAAAAGGTGAAGGAAGTCGGAATGTTATATGCAGCAACAGGCAATATTACGATTTCAGGATTTATAGTAGATCCGCCTGCGGGTGGCGGAGCGTCTCCGGCAATTCGGTTTACCGTGATTCCGAACTCGAACGACATTGCTCCAAAAAGAAACCAGCTCCTCTCAATTGATTTGCAGGAAGTCGTAGTAGTCGGCGAAAATGATACGATTGCGGTTGCTGGTTCTTCGGGCGCTGTGATCTATACAACGACGGCACGTCACCGGTAATTTTTTATATGGCGTATTCAATTGAAACTCTTGCAAGCACTCGTCGGAAAAGAAAAGAGACTTCTCGCGTAGAATCCTTAATTCCTTCGGGTCTTCGTGATAAGTCAGCAGCGCTTATTGAGCTGCTAAAGAGTTATTATGACTACATGAATTTGTCCGGGAATCCGAGCTATGAGATTAATTCGATTAACAATTCTCGTGATATTGACCTTGTTGATGAAAAATATCTGGCCCTTTTACAAAAAGAAATTGCAGCGGCAATTCCTAAAAACGTACAGATTGACAAGGTAAAACTATACAAAAGCCTACTCCAGTATTATTCTGTGAGAGGCTCAGTTGATTCCATTCGCCTATTTTTTAAAATCCTTTTTCAGGATAATGTACAGGTATATTATCCTCGCGAGGATATGCTGATACCATCTTCTGGTAATTGGGATGAAACCGCGGAGAGGCCAAAATTTGTTGGTAATACTCTTGTGGGATCTCAGGGCATTCAAGGAGTACAAGCAATTCAAGGTGTAACTCAGGGCGTTCAGGGCATTCAGCAAGTCACGGGCGTTCAAGGTGTTCAATTCGTTCAGGGCGTAGCTCAAGGTGTACAGGGCATTCAATTTATTCAAAGCATTCAAGGCATCTCAGATAGAATTCAGGGCGTACAAGGCGTGACTCAAGGTGTACAAGGTATTCAATTTATTCAAGGTGTACAAGGTATTCAATTTATTCAAGCTGTGACTCAGGGTGTACAAGGCATTCAAGGCATTCAAGGTGTACAGGGTGTGACCGCGGCTGATGCACCTCTTCCGGGTGGTTATGTTGATAACAAAGGATTTCTTTCGGATACAATAAAGCTTCAGGATTCGTATTTTTATCAGCAATTTTCCTATGTAATTCAGACGGGCAATAATACGGATACTTGGAAAAACGAATTTAATCGTTTGGTCCATCCTGCTGGATTTATTTTCTTTGGTCAGATCGTTATCTTTATTGAAAACGTAAATGCCTTTCCAGTTGATATTATCCAGGATCTAGATTTATGGTTATCCGGTAAACAATATGTGAATGGTATCCTGGTCGATCTTACGCTTGAAGATTTAAACATTAAACTGTTAGATATTATTGACGGAAGAGACGATGTTCGAATCTATAGTTCGATGCATACTCACCAGCCCGGGTTAATTTCAGACGAGGATTTGCCAGTACCGATTTTTGTTGGGTTTGCCGAGAGTATTACTGATGGTCTTTCCGGCGAGCCATTCAGCAGAAAAGAACGCTGTGTTGCGGCAACAACGGCGAATATTACTCTAAGTGCACCTCAGACAATTGACGGTCTTGCCGTGATTGCAGGAGACCGGGTCTTAGTAAAGAATCAAACAACCACCTCTCAGAATGGTATCTATCAGGTGAACGCCGGAGCATGGACTCGTACTACCGATGCTGATACTCGTGATGAACTGGTTTCAGCATTCGTGTTTATTCCTCATGGATCCACTCAGAATCGAAATACTGCATGGGTATGTACCATTGAGGCTGGTACCATTGGCACTGCCACAATGGTCTGGAATGAGTCTTTTGTGGTGCCTCAGGCGATGATTCCTTTTCCAAAGAAGAACGATGGCACCGCATATCTTCGGAGTCTCTTTACTGCTGCCAGTACGCGCAGTCCTCATAAGCTTGGTGTAGTCACTGCGGTTTATGATTCAACAGTATTCAAGGGCACTCACTTTACTCTTCTCTTTGATCAAATACCCATTGTTTCGGCCAATTCTGCACATCCTGAAATGCTAGTAAAGAGGTACCAGAGTATTGGTCACTTCTTTGATCCAGGCACTGAAATGCACACTTATGCAAATTATACGATCGAACAAGCCGACTCAAATGATATAAATAACCAAATACCTTGGGGTAACGTAGGTTCTCTCATTACTCTCTCTAATATCTAAAGACCCTCACTATGGCTGCTATCATCACTTCTCTTTTTCGGACGCTCAACGCAAATAACTTCAAGGACTCCGTCGCGGATCTTGCAAATAGCTATTATCTATTCGTAGGTAGATCAGATGCGTGGTCAGCCAATCTCGCAACCACAACCGATTCGGAAGCACCTACACCTCTCGACAGTCTCGTTGAAATCAATGACGCATATCAGAATATGTCGGCATTAAAGAAAATCGCCTCGGGGGACGTCACAAACGTCATGCCCCGCCATGCTTCTGTTTCAAATGTTGATGTTTCACTCACGTGGGTATCAGGAGCCACATATGTTGCATGGGATGATCAAGACCCTGACATCTATTCGAAGCCATACTACATTATTACCGACGAATACAAGGTCTATAAGTGCATTAAGGCTGGTGCAGGAACAAGCACAAATAAACCCGTCGATACCGCAACAGTTGCACCCGTTCTGTTGGGTGATGGATATCTCTGGAAATACATGTACACCGTGGCCACGGTGGACGCCACAAAGTTTCTTACTAATTTCTATATTCCAGTCAAAACGGTGGCACTTCCGGTTGTCACAACATCGTCAACGGTTGGTTCGGTGACGACCGTGGTAAAGACCGTTGGAGTTGCAGAAGATCTAAGCGAGGCGGATCAAACGCAATACGCAAATCAAAATGCAAATATTGCAGCTCTTAAAGGTAAAATTTATCGTTATGTCGTTACGAGTGGTGGAACAGGGTATGCAACTGTTCCAACCGTAACGGTAGTGGGTGATGGAACTGGAGCTCTTGCAACAGCAACAATCGCGGGTGGTGTTGTAACAGGTGTAACGGTTACGACAACTGGTTCGGGCTTTAATACAAATGCCGGTTCTAACTACAGTGTTGCAAATGTAACACTGAGTGGTGGTGGTTTTTCAGCTGCGGCCACAGTCAGAGCTGTTCTTTCTCCTGCAAATGGTCACGGATCAAATCCAGTTGAAGAACTTGGTGGATTTTATAGCGGTTTGAGCATAAGCCTGACGGGTGCGGAAGGTACTGATTTTATTATTAATAACTCGTTTCGGCAATTGGGAATTGTCAAAAATCCATTTAATTACGGAACTACAACAGTTGCAACAGCATCAACGCTAAAGGCTCTGAAAGGCATGACTCTGACGGGTTCTTCTGCACTGGTGATTGGTAATTATTTTACGGGTGGAACAAGTGGAGCCGTTGCATATCTTGATTCGTGGGATAGTGCAACTGGTGTTGTTCGCTATCACCAAAATGATAAAACTGGATATGGCACTTTTGTAACTGCCGAAACAATTACGGGACAGAGCAGCGTTGGAACTGGAGTCATTGCCTCATTGCAGAATCCGGAAGTAGATAGATTCTCTGGAAAAATCATCTTTGTCGAAAATCGAGCACCAATCAACCGGTCTGCCTCGCAGATTGAAGATATCAAGGTTATCACTGAATTTTAATATTTCCGAATATGCCAATTAAAACATACAATGTTGCGCCTTATTATGATGATTATGATGAGACAAAAAACTATCAAAGGATTTTGTTTCGTCCAGGCGTCTCTGTACAAACTCGAGAACTGACTCAGCTTCAGACCGCGCTTCAGGCTCAGATTGATCGATTTGGTCGGCATATTTTTAAGGATGGTTCTGCTGCGATTGGCGGTCTTGCATCTTTGGATAGTGGATTTGCATATATTAAATGCGAAACTACATTTACAAATGCTGGTGCATCATACACATCCGACACAGCTGGAAGACGAGAGGCAGTCATTGGTAAAGTTATCACGGGCGGAACGAGCGGTGTTACTGCAACAGTGCTTGCAGTCACTGCAACAGCATCACCCGATCCTCTTACGCTTTTTGTAAAGTACACAAAGGCGGGAACAAATAATACAACACTCGTTTTTGCTCCGGAAGAAGTTCTGACAGCAAACGATAGTGGCGTTACACTCTTTAAAGTAAAGGCATCTGTATCTAATGTTCTTCCGACTGGTCTTGGAACTCGAGTGTCAGTAAATGAAGGCGTGTTCTTCGTTTCGGGTAATTTTGTTTATACTCCTGCGGCAAGTCTGATTCTAGAAAAATACACCACAAATGTAAATGCTCGTGTCGTATATAAGGTCCTTGAACAGGTTGTCACATCTTCAACAGATTCAACGCTCACTGACAATGCGGCTGGTTCTCCAAATGCTGCGGCGCCGGGAGCTCATCGTTATCAGATTACTCTGACGTTAGCAAAGGAACCTCTATTACTTTCCTCACGAGTTGAGGCAAATATCATTCAGTTGCTCGTGATTGAGAATGGTGATATCAAGGCAACGGCTCGTACAGAATACTCTGAACTTGG